TACGGATAACATTAAAGAAATCAAAGGGAAAGATGGTAAACCTATTGGTGTGATTGTTGAGTTCCATGATGGAGATATTCAGAAAGCTATTGTTCAGCATGGAGATACATATAATTATGAAACTGGCGTGACTATTTGTACGTTTAAGCATTTTATTATTAAAACATACCATACTAAAGGAAAATATGGTACTTATTGGTATAATAAGATTATGCGAGAAGTCTTCAGGACTTTTAAAGACAATCAGATTGTAAGAGCAAAGTTTGAAGAAGAAAAAGAAGCTGTTCGTAGAAGACGCAAGAAGAGAGCGGAAAAGAAACAGAAAAGGAAGGAACGTAGATTTAGGAATTTGGCTAAGATGATTTCAGAGGAGATCTTTAGTACTATTCCTATGACATTTTAAGGTGACAATTTTAACTTAATAATATTAAAAGAGGTATAAAACAATGGCAAAAAAGAGAGAAAGAACAGAATTAAAAAAATCAAACTGGACTGCAAGCTTTGATCTGGTTGGCAAGGCTGTTGTAAATGATTACACATTTCAGCTTGATCAGCATAGCGAAAAGAGTGATTGGGTATGGGATCGTATGAATCTCATGGTTGATTGTGGTGATAAGTATGGAAGAGTCAGCTGCTCATTGATGGGTGGTTTCGGAATTAATAGAGAAAATTTTATTTATGTTCATGGTAAGGATGTTAATGGAAGAGATGATTTCAGTGATTTCTATACCATTGATTATAATGATAGATTTAATGAAAATATTCTGAGAGATATTGGAAATGCATGTTTCAGGACTGTTGCTTTGGAACTGGATACCAGAGGAACAGTAGTCACAAAGAGATTTCTTTCTCAGAAAGATATGATTGAGTACATTGCAGATGTTCTGGAAGATGGGACTACAATATATGTAAGAGGAAATCTTAATTATAGTGTTTACAACGATAATGTAACTGTTGAGAAGGACATTACTTATATTGGTAGATCTGTAGCAGAAGAGGATGCTTTTAGAGCAAACTTCAGACAGAGTATTCTTCTGGATTCTGATTGTATGGGAGAAATTGATAAGGACAAGCAGAGTGTTGCTATTGATGGTTATGTTCTTGAAAAGTTCAGAGAATACAATGGTTATGATCTGACTGAAGATGGAACTATTAAAGGTGGTCAGTTTGTCCCTTTGATGAGAAAGTTTGAATATTCCTTTGCAGGTATTCCTGAAGATAAAGTGAAAAAGGCTTTGCAATTCCTGTTTAAGATTAAGCGTGGTTCTGTAAATCAGATTACTTTCATTGGTCATTTTGAAGAAGCTTCTGCTTTGGTTAAAGTAACGGAAGATGATATTCCAGATGATATCAAGAGTCTGATTGATATTGGTATTATGACTATGGAAGAAGCAATGACTGATTGTGTGGATACAACTAGGAATAGAGAATACAAGATGGTCATTGAAAGACCTCATATCAGGAAGACTACAGATGATGACGGCGAATCTAAGAATACTGTTCAGATCTTTAAGGATGTATATGACGATGAAGATCTGGATCTGGAATGTCTTCACAAGAGAGAAGATGTTGATGAGGATGGGTTTGAAGATGAGATGAATCCCCCGTTTAAAACAGATGACGAAGACGATTCATCATGGCTTGATGAACTGTAAGGAGAAGATATGTTCATTGAATTGCGTGAATTAAGGTATCACGGTGGCGGTTACTATACAGAGCCGCTGCTGTGTAATACCGATGAGATTTCGAATATTATGGAATCTGAAGGTGGCTATGTCGATGCTAGAATTATTGTTATGAAGAACAAAAAGATGTATAAAGTTCAAGATAGCTATGATAAGATTGTTAAGAAGATTTGTGGGTAAAATAAAACATAATAAAAATAAGGAGAACAGAAAATGGCATACGGAAAGAAAAATGTTGTACAGATTGATCCTTTAAGATATGGGCTTTTGTTACTTGGGGAAAGTAAGGCCGGGAAAACATTTTTGATATATCAGTATTGCAAAAAGCTTACTGGTAGTGATGACGGATATCTATTTTTTGAAATAGGAGCAGAAAGAGGAGCGGATGCAATTAGTGGAATAAACTATGTCAACACTCCTAGATGGAATATGGAATATGATGAATATACAAATTCTGTAGGTTTTGCAGATGTATGTGAAGATATCATTGATAATAAAGCTACCGAATATCCAAATTTAAGAGTGGTAGTATGGGATACTCTTGATCAGTTAATAGCGTGTTCAGAAGAAGAATCAATCAGACTATATAACAAAGAAGCCAAACTTAATGGTAAACCTATAGCTAAAAGTGTAAACTCTGCGTGGGGAGGGTTCGGTAGAGCTGAGAAGAAAGCTATTGAATTGATGATGGATTATAAAAATAGACTCCTTGAAGTAGGCGTACAGACTATTATTATCTCTCACTGCAAGCGAAAAGATATTACGGATATTGTTACTGGAGAACAATATCAAGTTCTTACATCCGATCAGCAACAAAACTATTTTAATGCTTTTAAGAAAGACATGCATTTTATTGCCCTTCTTTATGTTGATAGGACTATTACAAAAGAATCTAGCGGAAGAAAAGACATTAACGGTAGGGACATCAAAATTAATAAACTTACTAGTGAAGCAAGAAGGATCAAATTTAGAGATACTGATAATTTTACTATTGATTCAGGAAGTAGGTTTGCAGATATAGTAGAAGAAATTCCGTGTGATGTAGACGAATTTATTAAAGCAATCACAGATGCAATTATAGCAGAAGCAAAAAAGGGAGATGTTTCCGTAGATCAACTCAAAAAAGAACAAGACGCAGAGGCAGCCAAACGCACAGCCGAAATCGCAGAAGCAGAAGCAAAACGTGCTACAGAAAAGGAACTCAACTCCATTCTGTCTCAGATCAAAGACTTCTTCATTGACCACAAAGATAACAGAGATGTCCTGAAGCCCATCATGCAGGAAGTAAAGAGCATGGGATATGATAAGCCTATGGATATTACAAATATCGAAGAAGCAAAAAAGATTCTTTCAATGTGTGAGTAACTAACTAGACAATATTATTATGTGTCATATAATTTGTTCTATCACGGGGACTGCCTAAAAACAGTCCCCACTTTAAAAGAAACTTATAAACATTTCCAAAGAAAGCAGGAAAGCAATGGCTACTAAAATGTCAGAAGAAGACAAGAAATATTGGCAGAAGATAGTAGATATAGTAGAAAAAGAATTCCTTAATTACGATTCAAACCAACACATCCAGAAGATGGCAATATTAAAACTTAAAGGATTGCAGACTGGCAAAGTTGTAGCTAATAAAAACATTAAAGATAATGGTAATTATTCCTATAAAGTAATTTATGCAACATGTTTGATGTGTAGAAAAAAAATCATAGAAGCTGTCTCTAATAAAGACTTTGATTCAGAAGCAGGAGAAGTTGGTTACATCTGTGCAATTCTTCGGAACAATCTTAATAAAGCTTACAAGATCTTAAAAGAGAAAGAAAAACTTGATAAGAAAACAGAGACTATGAATACAGAAGAAATTGGACATGTAGGTGTAGAATACACTGGGACTGAATATAAACAAATTAAAACAGAAACAAAAAATGCAAGAGAGAATAAATATGAAGGGCTGTGGTAATTATTGGCAGCACAAGATAAGATAACAGCTTTTCAGAAACAGCAGATGGATACTTTAAAGAAGATATATGAATTTAAGTTATCTGCTGAAGCATCTGCTGTTGCTTTGATATATAAAAATTCTAACTTATTAGATACATGCGACCTGACACTAGATGATTTAAGTAACAATGTTTGGAAATGTGGTTTTGCTATTGCTAAAGGAATCAGATCTGAAGGTAAGCAAACTCTCACAGACATTGATGTTGGTCAGTATCTAGATAAACATAATAAACTTAGAGCAAAGATGGAAGAGTACGGTGGTTATGATACTCTTTATAATGCAGGAAAGTATGTAGAAGAAGAAAACTTTGAAGCATTCTGTCAGGAGATCCATAAATGGAATTGTGTAATACAACTTTTGAAATTTGGATATCCTGTATCTGAGAAGCTATCAGAATACGCTGATATGTCTGCTGAAGATATTTATCAGGAACTGGATGGTTATCTTGGACACATCTTTGCTAATACGGGAACTGAGGTAAAATCTTACGATGCTCTAGATGATCTACATGAAACGATTGATGAAATGAATCACGGAGATGAAGTAGGAATGCCTATAACTGCCCCACTTTTGAATGCTGAGATTGGCGGTATAAGAAATGGCAATATTTATTCTGTATCAGCTGCTTCTGGCGTAGGCAAAACTACAATTTTGATTTCATACATCTTTCCAAGTGCCATTAAATACAATAGAAAGTTAGTAATGTTCATCAATGAGGAAGATGTAAGAAGAATTAGGAAGGATCTTCTTGTTTGGGTTTGTACAAATATTCTATTGAAACCTATCCAAAAGGTTACTTTAAGAGATGGAAACTTTGACGAAGATACATTGAAAACTCTACATGAAGCAGCTAATTGGCTAGAGTCCAAAAATCAGTCTCATCTTCTTACGATTATTCCTCTTCAGCATTATGATTGTAATACGGTTATTAAACTGATTCATAAATATAAGAATTTGTTTGGTGTAGATCTCTTTATTCTGGATACTTTTAAGGAATCAACCAACACACAAGAAGAGGCTTGGAAGTCTATGTTACGTGACAGTGTGAAGTTATATGACTGTATTAAACCCGCAGGATTGAATGTCGCACTGATAATGAGTATGCAGCTTTCTAAGGGATCTATGAAAAACAGGCATTTGACTAATTTTGATATAGGACAAAGTAAATCAGTAGTAGATGTTTTCAGTGTTAGCTTATTTGTAAGAAGAGCAGAACCAGATGAAATGGAAGGGCAAAATAGAGAACTGAGATGTTTCAGACTGGAAGGGGTTAATAGAAAGTCTAAAGTTCCATTTACTATGAATCCTGATAAATATTATTTTATTTGGTTTATTGGAAAGAATCGCTTTGGTAGGACAGATGTAGTAAGTATTGTAACAGAAAGTGATCTGTCAATTAATAACTTTAAGGATGTAGGATATACAGTAGTCCCTGAGTTTAATGGATGAGAGCCTAATAGATAGAGGAGAAAATGGATGTGGTGATTTGAAAATGTTACACATGGATTTTAGTATAACTAGAGATTATTACGAAGAAGATGTGTTTCTTTATAAGAAGAATACAATTACTTTATACCCCGGCTTAACTATTTTAGTTGGTTGTAATGGCTGCGGCAAGAGTACTTTGATTAAACAGATTGAACATTCTCTGGATAAAGAAGAGATAGAATACTATAACTATGATTATAATTTAGAAAGAAGGAGTTCTAGAAGTAAAGCAGTTTGGGAAGAAGATTTCTCAAGGCTTTCAGCTTTAATGTTTAGCAGTGAGGGAGAAGAAATTATTGTTAATCTTCAAAGGGTTGCAGCTGAAATTGGAACTTACTGTAGAGGACATAGAGATGAAGATCTTTGGATTTTCTTAGATGCTATTGATTCTGGACTGAGCATAGATAGAGTTATTGAGTTAAAAGATTTCTTTGATACTATATTGAATGATTGCAAAACTCAAGATGTATACATTGTTGTAGCCACTAATAATTATGAAATGGCACATTTAGAAAATTGTTTTGATACGGTCAATGGTGTTTATAGAACATTCAGTGACTATGAAGATTACAAAGACTATATTTTAGATACACAAAAATATAGAGATAATAGACATAAGAAAGGCTTAGTTGAATCTGATGATAACTAAAGATAAATATTATAACTGGCATCCAGAAATCACACTTGCGAGTTTTGCAGGAGATGAGAAGAATAGATTCATACTTACAGCTAAAGTTGATTTCAGATATGATTGTGTGGTTTATTGCGTGAAACAATGTAGTAGAGGAAACAATGCAGAAATTGTAAAAGAGATCCAAGTTAATTCTTTTGGTGGTGCTGTTGACTATATTAATAAATTGGTATCTGAATGTAGAGATAACTGGGAAGATTATAGGCCTTTGGTGCAGTGTTGTTGAGGAGTGATTATTTGAGAATATTTAACAAGTTAAAGTTAATATTTATAGTTGCATTAATGAGTATTTTATTTACAGTTCCTGTATATGCAAAGAACTACAAGCATTGTTATCCAAAGACGGTAACAGTAACGCTGACAGAGGATGAGAAGTGTTGGATAGTATCTGACAAAGAAGGCAACGAACTCTTTAAGTTGAAATCCTGTAAGAAGACAAGGTATGTAAAGTCTTACAACGGTCTTCATGCTAGAGTAGCCCCGTCAACAAGAAGTAAGAATCTGAAGACTTTGAAATTTCGCAAGAAGGTTACGGTTTTGGGAGTGCATGAAACAAAACAAAAAAACAAATGGGTACTTATTAAATATAAGAAGAAATACGCATTTGTCTGGTCGAAATTCCTTGTCAAGAAACGTCCAAAAAATCGCAGATACCTTGGTAAGTTTACTATTACGGCATATGAGCGGGATGGTTCTCGCTGTGCTAATGGTAATTATCCTAGAAAGAAGCACACAGTAGCTTGTAACTCATTAAAATTAGGGACTAAGGTTTATATTCAAGGCGTTGGTAAGAGAGTTGTAGAGGATCGTGGAGCGTCTTGGCACTCTGATAATTGGATGGATATTTACCTTGGCAGCGTCAGTGCATGTAACAAGTGGGGAGTCAGGACAAGAAAGGTTTGGGTAATTAAGTAATGATTGATTTTTTATTAAGTTATTTTTTACTAAAGTACCTTGGTATTGAGTTGTCTATAACTGCGTATGCAGGAATAAGCCTTGCAATTTTTGCTCTGGTGATACTTATTATGTGGCTAATTATGAGAAAGATATGGTGAAAGTATGAAAGATGATTGGATTCTTATATCAGAAAAAGAGCCTGATACCGCTAATCATGTTCTTGTTACTTATAAGTGGGGCGAGGACGATTACGAAGTATCAGAAATTGATTATGGCATGGTAAAATATTTAGCTTCTACTAATAGCTATTGTCAGAATTTAATTGATCATGTAATTGCTTGGAGATATATGCCGAAGCCATATAAGGAGAAGTAAGATGAAAAGAATAAGTGTTCTGAGAAAGTGTCCTTTTTGTGGTGGAGAAGCAGAAATATTTTGTGACACAGAAATGGGCGGCACACAGTACAGGGTGAGATGTACAAATTGTCCGGCTGACGTTGGACGGTATTGGTATTGGAAAGAAAAAGACGCAATCGAAGCATGGAACAGGAGGGCAGGTGAAGATTAAATGAAAGTTATAAAGGAATCTGAGAATTTGAATGGCCTGTACTCAAAAGTTAGATTTAGCTGTCCTGTTTGTAATTACTGTAAAAAAAGTGATTTTGAAAGTATTCGTTGATAATTAGGTATTGGAGATAAGCGAATTATGGATGTAAGTAGTATTATATCTTTAGAAGATATGAAAGAAATAATGAATAAAAGTATCAAAAATGCTGAAACATGGGGCGATTTCTATACAGGAATTATTATTGGTGTTTATAAATTAGGTAAAGAACACGCAAAATCAGAAATAATTAGATGTAAGAATTGTAGATGGTGGAGAATCAATGAAACTGATGATGATAAAAGTTGTATTAAATTAAGTGGATATTGGTATCCAGATGAATATTGTAGTTGTTCTAAGATGCGAGAGGACGAGTAGATTTGGATGGCAATGGTTATTAAAGAATTTTGCGGCAGTACAAGTGGAGAAAAAAAGATGTTGAAATTGATTATAACCGTAACGATAGGAGTAACAATAGGAAATATATTAGCACAGTTTTTAATGACTCAAATAGAATTATGGTATCAGAACAGAAATTAGATAAATATAGATTCATCCATTCATACATGTATAAAAGAGGGTTGACAGATGATGTCATTGATTTATTTGATATTGGGTATAATAGTGTATCTGATTGTATCACTTTTCCTGTCCGTGATATTAACGGTAATACTTTGTTTGTTGTTCGGCGCTCTGTCAAGACTAAGTTATTTAATTATCCGAAAGAAATAGAAAAACAACTTTATGGATTGTATGAATATTATCATGAAAGAAAATTCAATTATATTCCATTATATGAAGTATTACCTGAAGTTTTTAGTTCTTTTGGGGAAATGATAGTTTGTGAATCTATGTTAGATGCTTTATCATTTTGGACAGTAAACAAATATGCGGTGGCATTAAATGGACTTGGTAATGAATTACAGTTTAAACAGCTAAGAGAATTACCATGTAGAAAGATAATTTTGGCAACAGATTCAGATGAACGTGGTATGGCAGCAAGACAGAGAATAAGGCAGAACATTCAAAATCGAAAAATTGTAACAGAGTATATATTTCCAAAGGGGAGAAAAGATGCTAATGAATGTACTAAAGAGGAACTTTTAAATTTAGAGGAGGTATTTTAGATGAGTGAAGAAGTAAATGCAATTATCAACAACCTGTGCGACAGGCTAGGAACAAGTGCAAAGCTGCTGATTCCAGAAATAGCAAAATTGAGGATTGTCGAGTCAGTTGTTATGCTTGCCATCTTTTTGGTAATCTTGATTATTGGTCTGTACTTTCTTCCCAAAGTATGGAAGTATGACCATCGGATAGACGAAGATGGTTATCAATATAGTTGCGATGATAGCGTGTGGTTTATTGTTCCGTCTGTAATTACTTTTGTGGGTTTTATAGGAACAACAATACATGTCTTTGAATTGGTAGGATGGTTTGCATCACCTACAACAAAAGCAATTTTGGAAATCATAAGGATGGTAAAATAATGATATTAATAGATATTCCGCAGGTAGCGTATAAAACGTGGCTATTAGAATATAGAATATATGATAAAAACGGTAATCGAGATCATGTGATGGAAAATGAAGCAGAACGTGATTTAGAAAGAATATTATCTGATTATAGATATTCAGTAGAACATGACCACGTACAGTGAAAGGAAGGAGTAAGTAAATGGCAGATTATCATGTTGGATGTGGACTTGCCAGTATCTATGCCGGGACGCTAAACAAGAAAGGTGAGATGTTGTGGCAGTATTTAAGATGCTGAAAGCCGCTTACGATGTGTTAGAAGAGTGGAGCCATAGTAGAGAGGAAGATTGATGAAAACCGTAAAATTAAATCTGTGCCCGTTTCGTATATATACAGAAACAAGACCAGCAATAATGCAAGGACAAGGTGATGTTACTGTCACTGGATTTATGGAATGCTTAGAAAATAAATGTCCGGCATTTTATACTAAAGACGAATATATTCCTGGTACTGGTGTAGGTCAGATTGTAGAGCATTGTAAGAGGTTAGAATAAATGGATGATACTAAAATTAAAGTTATTGACTCAGATAAGTTAATTGATGCAATTAACAAAGGAAGCTATGATGTTAATTTATCTGCCGTTATGGCACTTGGAGCTGTTATGGTGGATACTAAGAGACATGGGGTAGATGGTTTGCCGCCAGAACAGCAAGAATTGTGCGAATATTACGCATTATGCAGACACGGCAGAGATGAGAGCAAACTCCGTGAACGTTTGGAAATCTGTGAATACTGCCATGAGGATTCGAACGGTTATGTAAAACCGATTGAAAAGAACAGTCACGCATTTGTTCGATTCGGCATGGACGGGTTTGAGTTAAGCCTGAAGGCAAATGGGTGGCATGGGAGCGCAAAAATCAGGTACTGCCCGATGTGTGGGAGGAAATTTTAGGATGTATTGTCAGTGTAATTATAAATCTAATATAAGGACAGATTGTATACATTATCATTGTGAACATGATATGGGAGCAAGTATTGATTGCTGTATATTGAAAGGTTTAGGTAATTGTCCGTGTTCAAACGACTGCAAAGATTATGCAAATAAAAATGAAGTTTATAGGTTAGGCCTTGAAGTGCTTAAAGAAAGGAAGACCGATGGCAATAATGATTAAAGACATGGAGATGCCGAAGAACTGCCACGAATGCAGATTCTGTATACAAGAAGCAGATACAGACCTAGGTGTCTGTGCCGACTGTTGCGTAACATGGAAACATTGGGAGGCGTATTCAACACGTCCAGACTGGTGCCCGCTTGTGGTAGTCCCAGATGAGCGTATAGAAACATCAAGCATAGCCTTAGGATCAAAAGGTGTAAAACTTTTTTATAAATGCGGAAAATGTGGATACCCCGCAGATAGATACGATAAGTTCTGTTGTAATTGTGGGAGGAAATTTATAAATGCGGGATTTGATAGATAAACAAGAGGCAATTGATGCACTTGGTGAAGAACCAGAAGTGTGGATGGAAAATGATGAATATGCCAGAGGATTGAAGAATCAGTGGAGGTATGATGTTAATGCACTTAAAGCAGTGCCATCGGTACAGCCAGAACGCAAGAAGGGGAAGTGGGTTGCAAATGGTGACATACCCAAAGAGTGCCCTTTTTGTGGCGAAGATTGGGATAAATATGTTTTTGGCGAAGTATGGTATACAGATGAGTTGCCGAAGTTTTGTCCTAACTGCGGTGCAGATTGTCGGGGGTCATGATGAATAAATGGGGCGGAATAAACGATATGCCGAAAGGGTGGGCTGCGGAACATAAACGCGAGTATCAGCTATGGATTGATATGTTGCGAAGATGTTATGACGAAGATTCACTTGCGAGAGATAAAGGAAGAGCCTATAAAAAGTGTGAAGTTTGCGATGAATGGAAAATATTATCAAACTTCGTAAGGGACATAAAAACTCTTGCAGGATACGAACAATGGACTTCGGTCAATGGAATGGCATTGGATAAAGATATTTTGTGCGATGGGAGCAAAGAATACAATAAGAGGAACTGTTGTTTTGTTCCATCGTCGGTAAATCTTGCAGTTATGAACAGGCAAAATCCTAACATAACTGCGAAAGCAATAGAAATGTCAAAGGCAAAATATGCCATTGAAAAAGACGGAGTGAGACATATATTCAATACTGAGAAAGAAGCGTGTGCGTTTTTAGGAGTAAAGCAATGTAGTGTGGCAGGTGCTTGGAGAGACAGAGGAACTTGTAAAGGTTATAAAGTAACAAGGCTTGGCAACGGTGCAGATATGAGAGGTGAACA